AGACGAATGAAACTACAGAAGTAGTAACGTTAAGTTTATTTGAAGATATCCTTTTTAAATCTAATTTTAAAAACGTGAATAAGGCTTATTCTGGAAATCCAGTTGATATGATGAATGAAATTTCTCAAGAATTTCTAAACGTCAGTGTTAAAGCCGCGGGTGATCCAGTATTTCAAAAATCAATGAAGGTTGTTATACCTAACATGGATCCGCTCAAGGCGATGTCATGGTTAAAAAATAAAACTACTACAGGTGATGGTGCGCCTGGATATTTGTTTTCCACATATGGTATAAAAGATTTATTATATGTTGATTTATATACACTCTTAACTAAAACACCTATTAATATTAGGAAGCCTTTCTTTTATGGTGCTTCCTCATATTCTCAAGAAGATCAGGAGTCGACTCCGATGTTTGTGCCAATTCATAGCTATACTTATGAAAACACGGAAAATATGTTTAAGCTTATTGCTGATGGGTATATTGGCGCACAATATCAATTTTACGATGCATTAACTGGTAGAAATCCTATGAAGCACAATTTCAATTTTGAAAAAGATATTGTGGACATTTTACCTAAAACTGATGGAATGACACACGCATTTCCAGTTGATATGATGATTGATGAGATAAAATTACAAGAAGCACAATCACAAAGAATAACACAAATTACGAGTGCCGGGGTTTATAATGAAGGCATTCATAAATATAAGTCATATGATGAAGAAGACGATGCTGCGGCTCATTCTAAAAAAATAATCGGTAAAGCTTTAAAGGCTCATTTGTTAAAGGCACCGATTACTATTAGAATTCCGGGTCAAGGATTTTTAGTACCTGATACCAACATGACTATTGGAAATGTTGTTAGAATATTATTCGGTGTTAATAGACCCGCGTCTGAAAGTGAACCAAAAATAGATATTAAAAAATCTGGCGATTATGTCATATATGCAGCAAAACATGCTTTCAGCAACAATAGATATGATATACACTTAACGTGTGGTAAGATTAAGAATTTTAAAAGTGATAGTTGGCCGACATGATTCCTAGTACTGCTATAAAATTTTATGGCGATCATAATCGCTGGTTTATTGGAAGAGTTATTAATATCAATGACCCGTTGGAAATGGGTAGAGTTCGTGTGAGAATCGTTGGAATTCATGATAACAATGAAATCACTGAAGCAGACTTGCCGTGGGCACAATGTATAATACCTATTACAGAAGGTGCAAGTTCGGGTATTGGAACCAATGTAGGTATTAAAGAGCAATCACAGGTATTTGGAATATTCTTAGACGGCAGCCATTCTCAATTGCCACTTGTTATAGGCGCAATAAGTAAATATGAACAAAAGGTTTTTGATAGATATGATAACGTTTTTAGACAAGAACAAGTTACAAGTTCTAATTTAACTGCGGGTGTCAATAAAAATTTAAGACCACCTGAAGAAGTTGATAAAGATTTTTTATTTGGTGATACAAATATCGAACGAGCATATAACTATTTAATTACAAAAGAAGGTGGTGGGTTTGGGCCTATACAAGCTGCCGGAATTATCGGTAATTTTTGTGTAGAGTCTGGTGCATCAGCTAATAATGGAGATTTAAATCCATTAGCTCAAGCGCCTGGAGAAGGTTCATTTGGAGTTGCTCAGTGGAATCCATCGGAGGGTGCTGGTAATCGATTCGGCCAATTAAGAAAACATTCGGCAGAGTTAAATTTGACATATACGAGTCTATATGCACAATTGCTTTTTACTCGGCACGAATTAATTACTCGACCTTATCTTGGTTTAGCTGAACTAAAGGCATCAAAAACAATTGAAGATGCTACAAAAATATTTATGAGAAAATTTGAAAGACCTGCAATTGAAGTAGCAAATGAAGATGGTAATATTGTTAAAACTGTTGGTGATGATGGTTCATTTAAAAGATTGGGCCAAGACGAAAGAATTGAATTTGCACTAGAAGTTTATAGAAAGTTTAATACATAATGTCATTTACTAAAATTTCAAGCACAAGATTAAAATCTGAAGTCAATAGAAGTAATATTAGCGCAAATCAGTCTTCAGTTGATTTAGAAGCTAGTAGACAACAGATGATTCGACTTGCAAAAGAATTTGCCCCAACTCAAGAAGAAATTGGTGCAATCAATGCGGGATTTGCATCGTTGACTGAAAGTGTTAAGCCTGCTCTTGAAGCATATGCAAAGAGAGCAGAAGAAGTAGCAAAGACTATTAAAAAAGATCCGGCTATTTCTGAAATGACTTCAAATGTTCCGAATATTACTGTTAACAAATCACCAGCAACAAAGGCAAATGTAGATACTCTAGTTGGTGCAACAACATCTGCATCTAAGAAATTAAATAAAGTCATATCTGCTGGAAGTCCTACTGCAATTAAAAAATCATTAGAAGATGCTCCAGGCTTAGATGCTACGGCCGACAAGATTGCAGCCGCGGTAAAATCGGCACAGGACGTTATTAATGATCCCGTTATACAACAAAAGTTTGTAGACTTAGGTATACCTGAAGAAGAAGTAACTGCACTTACCAGTCAGCTTTCTACTTCATTAGATAAGTTTGTTGAAGAAGATGGACCAACTATCATGTCAAATGCACTGTCAGACATGTCAAGTAGAGTAGACAGACAGATGGGAAATCCTATAGGATCAACCTCAAGCCCATTCGGCTCAATAGGACTAGATTTTGGTAATATACTTGGAAGTTTAACTGGTCTCAGCACTGGCACTGGGCCATTTAAAGAATTAGGACAAGAGCTAGAAACAATTGCTGGCTCAATAGATCCTTTAACTGGGGAATCAGTGCCTATATTGATTGATAAAGCAGGAAATACCAATATTAATAAAGTAATTGATAAAGGTCTTAAAACTGCAGTGTCAGAGCCTACTACTCCAATCTTTACTATTGGTAATAGTGATACGCCACAATCAGAAGCAGACTTTCAGTATAATCCAGTTAATGATAAAAAAGAATTTGAAATTGAAATAAAAAATGCTACTCGCGAACTTGATCATGTGATTGTCAACTGGTCATTATCGCATAGCAATGAATTCTTTTCTGCAAAGGAATTTAATGAAACACATCTTAAAAATGCCATCAACAATTTTTCTGATTTTGTAAATAATGCAATACAAACACATTATTTTATTCAAAAGGATGGATTAGTAATTAGAATTCTTCCTATTGAAACAAAACCTTTAGCATTTACTAGTGTGCTCGGTGCTAAACAAAAGATATATGATAAAGCAATTGTTGTTCAATTTGACGCAGGTTATGTGCATCCGATTGGATCCGCAAACACAGGGAATTTTAGTGAAAAAAGTATTACACCTGAGCAATGGAAATCATTTGATATGATAATGGATGTTTTATATAGATTTATGCCAGGCGGTACATTTATTGGACAAGATGCGCTACACGCAGATCAAATAGATAATTATGGTGTCAACGGACCAGGTTTTGATGTTGACACTTATATGAATAAGAAGAGAGAAATGATAGATGTCAAGTAGCCCAGAAGAAATTAGAAAACAGCGCGGAAGCAAATTAGATAAACTTCCTGATGATCCGTATCAAGACGTCAAAGGGGTGTATCCGCGTAGAGAATATGAAAATGCCCCTACTACTAATTTAGAAGCAAGAGGCATCGAAACTAATGAACTTCTTATCGGCGGTGGTGATGTTGATCTTGACTTAGAATTAAAAGATTATCCTGCTTCTCAGTATCCACTTAATCAAGTGAGAAGATCTGTGTCAGGACATGTGACTGAAATTGATGATACTCCTGGCAGAGAAAGAATGTTGTTTAGACATAAGACTGGCGCGGGTGTAGAATTAAGAGCAGACGGTACTGTTATTATCAATGCAACAAATAATACTATTCGTATTTCAGGTGGCGATGAAAAAGTAATTATTGAAGGCAATGGTCATTTAGTATATCACGGCGATTTAAAACTTAGAGTTGACGGTGATTTTGATTTAGATGTCGGTGGAAATATTAACGTCAGTGCCGGCGGCGATAAGATGGAAGATATCAAAGGTGGCTTTAGACAAGATGTAAACAAAAACCATCAGACCTTTGTAAATAAAAACGTTTCACAGACTATCACTGGTAGTAATACACTATATGTTTCTGGTGATGCTAATAATATTATTAAAGGAAATACCAGCTCTACTATCGGTGGTAATTCTGAATGGATTGTTGGAAGAGAACATCAGGTTTCTGCCGAAAGCAAGCTTATTATGACTACCACAGATCTGAATATTGGTGCATCTAATATGACCATCGCTGGTGATTCAGGTACTATTGGCGGTGAGAATATTATTATGTACAATTATAATATGTACACCGGTCATTCTATAGATGCCGGCGATACAATTACTGTTCCTGTTGTATATGGAGATTTAGAGGGTACGGCGCGCCGTGCAGTAAATGCTGATACAGCACATAGTCAATCATATGGAGATTTCCATGGTGATGTCGGATCCTCTCCTGGATATACAGTAGATAATACACCTGTAGATCCAAAAGCGACAGTATTGCCAACAAATAGTGTTATTAAAAATGACTGGTTTAATTCTCAATATGGATTATTTAGAGTTGCTATTGATGCTGGTAATTTAATCTATAATACTATCAATAGGGTATTCGATTATAATGGTGTATCTGAAAGAACTTTAAATCTTCAACAGGTAAGATCTAAATTGAGAGATATTTCCAATCAGACTAATACTAAATTTATTGGCGCTGCAATTTCTGAAGGCATTCTTAGTTCAAAGTATGCAAGTAAAGTTCCAGCCAATATTGGCGATACGGTTCACAATGATCCTACTCCTCGTAATCCAAATCCAAAAGAAGTGTTTGGAAGATTAAAAGGAGCTGAAGCAAATAGATACGCTGGTTCTGTTATGAATAAAGAGCTAGTTGTATCAGTTAATCCTGTTTATGATCCTATGAATAAAAGTGTTATTAATAGTAAAACTAAATTGGCAAGAGGTATTACTATTTCAAAATTCCTAGGAGGATACGGAGATTCTATTACTCTAGATCATATGAATCAGGCAACGCGTTTAGAAACAGCAAAGAATTTATATCTTCACGGACAGTTAATGAGATCTGTTATGGAAGATGAGGGAGAATTTGATGAATTTAGATTAGTTGTTGCTGAAGGAGTCTATAAGAAAAGTGATAGTGAAACAGTAACACCAGGAAGTATTAATGATTTGGCACAAACTGGAAGAGCGATTGTCTATGAATTGCGAGGTAGAAACGGTAAGATTGCACTGAAGCAAACGTTTAGACTTGCCTCTTGGTGGAAAGATAGTCAACAGTATGAAAAAATGATTTTAGATTATGACACATATAATCCAAATGGAAGCTTAAATGCACAAATCATTGTAATAATGCCACAACTTACTAATGGATATTCTACTCGGTTTACTAATAAAATTGAAACTAGATTTAATAATTATGTACAAAGTACAAATGAACTCATAGAGATCCTGGAAACTTGAATAAATAGTAGTAATAATTTATAGAGAGAAAAATGGCTACAAGAGCATTTGCAGTAGAAGATGGTAATTTAAGTAATAAATCGATTATTACAACAAAAAAAGTTGCATATAAAGATATCGATTTAACGTTTGCTGCCAAACCATCCGGGGACATCTATAAAAAAGAAGATGCTGCAGCTGTCAAACAGTCTGTAAAAAATATTCTTATGACTAATGTTATGGAGAAACCGTTTAATACTTCTTATGGCGGAAATCTAAACGACTTTTTGTTTGAACTTGATACTGAAATCGAAGCAGACATTTTAAGAGATAGAATATTTGAAACAATTGCTCTTCATGAACCAAGAGCATTAGTAAGAAAAGTTGAAATCTTTGATTTTCCAGAAAGAAATGAAGTAACGGTTTCAATTCAATTTCAGGTATTAAATGCAGTAGAACCTATCACTTTAGAACTATCATTAATGAGGCTTAGATAAATGGCAACTACCACAAAATCATCAGATCTAGACTTTGATACTATCAAAGCTAGGCTTAAAGATCACTTAAAAAATCAGCCTCAATTTAATGCATATAATTTTGAAGGTGCGGGCCTTTCTAATTTATTGGATGTCCTTGCATACAATTCACATATCAATGCGCTTAACGCAAACTTTGCGTTGAATGAAGCATTTCTCTCAACAGCACAATTAAGAAGTTCTGTAGTATCTCACGCTCAAACACTGGGTTATGAAATTCGTTCTGTCACTGCATCAAGAGCTTTGGTTAATCTTACACTGAATTTAACTGGCGTAGCCGGTAGACCTGTTAATATTACTATCCCTAGAAACACTACTTTTACTTCTAGTGTTGATGGTATAACATATACATTTAGAACATTAGAACAATATACAGCAAGAGATAATGGTTCCGGAACATATGCATTCCTCACTACAGGTGGATCAGCAGATATTCCTATTTTTGAGGGTGTAGAGAAAACAAAAACGTTTATTGTCGGTCAAAAAGATGAGAGACAAATTTATGTTATTCCTGATGACACTATTGATAAATCTACAGCTGTAGTTAGAGTATACTCTTCAGTAACATCAAGCGACTATTCAACATATCTGCCTTTGTCACAAGCTGTTATTATTGATGAAACAGCAAAGTTTTTTAGTATTAACGAAGTTCCTAATGGTTATTATGAATTAAACTTTGGCGATGGAACATCGTTCGGTAAATCACCTGAACCCGGTGAAAAAATTGTAGTTACATATTTGTCATCAAAGGGCGCAAATGCAAATAATGCAACAGTATTTAATCCGACTTCTCAAGTAAGAGTTAATGGAATTGATTATGTCATATCAACCGTAACATCTAGTGAATCTACTGGTGGTGCAGATAGACAATCGATTGAATCTGTAAAGCAGCTAGCGCCAATAGCATATGCCTCTCAAAAAAGACTTGTAACATCTTTGGATTATAAAGCAATTATTGAGTCTAACTTTTCTCAGGTAAGAGAAGCTGCTGTTTGGTCAGGCGATCAAAATATACCTATTGATTATGGTAGAGTTTATATATCATTAAATTATGCAGCAAATACCCCAGCCGCAACAAAACAAGCAGTACAGGATGCCATTGTAAATAACTTTACTACTAACCTGTCAGTGATGTCAATTAAGCCTAAATTTGTAGAACCCGAAGAAGTATTCCTTGCGCTTACTGTTAATTTTAATTTTGACCCAGCTTTAACAGGTAACACTACTGCTACAACAGAGGATAATGTATTCAATTTTATCGATAATTACTTTACTACTAATTTGTCGACATTTGGTGCAGTATTTAGAAAATCTAATTTAGCTACAGAGATCGACGCTTTTGACGAATCGATTCTTTCCACAAGAATGGACATTAAAGTTCAAATGAGAAAAGAAATTGATACAGCAATCAATAATACATTTGATCTCGATTTTCCTTGTCAAATTGCTGAAGCTGATGATGTATTCTATAGAATTCAATCTACTACCTTTGAATTTAAAGGACAAATTTGTAGAATTAAAAATAGACTTAATTCAAATACACTTTCAATTTTGAATTTGGCTGATGCTGTTATGCAAGACAACGTTGGAAGTTATAATAGACTTACTGGTAAAGTTTCAATTGTAGGATTTAAGCCGACAAGAATGACATCAGGCGGTAACACAATTCGAATTGATGCAGTTCCAGCAATTGAAGGAACAATTAAACCATTAAGAAATTATATTCTAAAATTTGAAAAAGATGAGTCATCTACAAACGCAATTATCGATAGACAAACCCCTTCACTTGAAATTACAATCTAATGGAAACTTTAAAAGACTATAATAGATTAGCAATTAACTTTCGAAAAAGTTATGTACAAGAAGTATTGCCTGAATATTTTCAGGAATCATATCCTGCTATCATTAGTTTTTTAGAAGGCTATTATGAATATTTAGACTCTGATGAACAATGGGGCGGCGGGTTAAACGAATTAATTACTATTAGAGATTTCGAAGATACAACACTCGAAAGACTAAATTTTGTTTTATCAGAAATTGGATTAGGTGTTTCAAGTGGAAGATTTACTTTTCCACGCGAAGTATTAAGAAACTTTGGTAATTTTTTTAGAGTTAAAGGATCTGAATATTCTGCATACGGTTTCTTTAGAGCGTTTTTTAATGACAATGATATTGAATTAATATATCCTAAAGAAAGTTTATTTAGAGTAGGACAATCTTTAATTGGACCAGATGATGGGTATACCATTCAAGATGGCGGTATATACCAAATTTTTTCTATTATCGTTAAATCTGGTAAACCGATTTCAGAATGGGAAGCCCTTTGGAGAAAGTATGTCCATCCTTCAGGTTTCCATCTAGGCGCTGAAGTTTTAATCATTGGTAAAGATCAACTTAGTTTTGGTACAGCAGATGAATTTGCACTTGTATATGATCCTTACAAAGTCCATAGTTCTGTACAGTATAACTATGTAGCAGAAGGTGAAATAACCGGTCTATACCAAGACAACGAGCTTTATGCGCCTGAGCCAGTAAAAGCTCAAACTGCAATATGGAGCTATATGATACCTGGGTATATACAATGGGGCTATGTACTTGCAGAAGATGATGAAGATAAAGCACGTGAAAGATTAGATGTTTACAAAACGCCTGTTGCATATGGAATTACTGCTACTATTAATCAAGTAACAGCAAACTATAATACTATTGATGAATGGGCTGGGTTCCATCTTAAGACTGGAAGTTCATCTGTTAACTTCTCTAATACAAGCAGCTTCTCAACATTCGACCAAGTATATCATGTGCAATATACTGACAGTGATGGTGAAGTTCAGCTGTACAACTATTATAAATAGTTTAAATCGATCATAGGAATAAACAATGGCAAGAAATATAATTGGAATCGGAACTGTTGGCAACGATGGTACAGGTGATGATCTACGCACCGGTGCTACCAAAATCAACAATAACTTTCAAGAAATTTATCAAGATGTTGCACGCCTTAAAGTACTAACGGCAGATTCTGTCGGTGGACTTGATCTAAATGGTATTTCATTTAGTTCAGGAAGTTTAGTGTTTACCGGAGCTGATAGTATTAATTCTAATCCTGCTGATTACAACGATACATATTTGCGAGCCATTGAACCGAC